CGCTGTTCCAGAACCGGGGATTGCTGCATTTACTGGGAATGGTAAACCAGTTATTAGCACCCCACCAGAAGCACCGCTTAAATCTACATTTTGAAATACCCCCTCAACTAAAACTTCTCTTCCAATTCTAGTCCATCTCGCGTCAATCGTGATTGGCGTTGTTGGTGGTGCAACTGTGCCTGTTAAAGTTGCAGTCCAATTACCTTCATCGTAGTAGCTAAGTGATGCACCATTGATAATTGCAGGGAAACGATAGCCGTCTATCGAGTTGATGGCAGTCAGCCCTACTGTGTTCACGATTGTGCCAAACAATTTACCAAGCACTGTTACGCGCTTGTTTCCAAGGTCATATTTTGGACTGTCACCGGACTGTGTATAACAATTTATCAGAACAGTATCCTGCCCTGCAACAAGTCTGATGTCGTTTACAAAAGCACCAAGCGTATCTCCGTTGCGCCCTACGCCGATAAGGGTATTTCCAATAGATTCGTAACCAGACCCCGCCGCAAAATTAATCAGATTGTTTTTATACGGCCCGTCAGAATCCCAAAACGAACAGTTTTCAACTGTGTATCTATTGGCGCTTGAAAAGTGAAAACCACCACCTTTGCAGATTTCAAAATTAATATTCTTCCAAGTGTTGTTGTATAACCAATATTGAGAGCCAGCAACGGCAGTAATATGAAAGAACGCAAGAGTATCTGATTGATATACCCGCAAATTCTCAAACACATTTTCATTGAAAATCGTACTTCTCGTCATAATGCGAACGCCTGCCTCGGTTGAAGCGGGGTTCAAGTACCACGATCCTCCGCTAAACTTTGTGTCAAAAACGCCGCCGCCAAAAGTAGTCCAGTCACCATAAACTACAGCTTTTGCAACGTTTAAAGACACTAAGTCTACGTTTGTTAAAAAGCATGTAGTGCAACCATAAACAATGTTGATACAGTGACCCGCAGTTAAACCACATACAATTTGTAAATCACGTAAGCCGCTGTTTTGTAAAAACTGTGTTGTTGAAAAGTGAATTGCATCTTTATTGATGCCAGTCTGTGAAATTATGGTATTGCGGCCATCACCAAACAAAATTACACCTGTAATGTATACGCCAGTGTCAATAATAAGCGTGTCGGTGATGTTATAAGTACCCGTAGGTAAGTACATCGCACCGCCAGACACTTTTACATAGTCAATAGCAGCTTGAATAGCAGCAGTATCGTCTGCCACACCGTTGCCAACCGCTCCAAAATCCTTAACGCTGACACTCTCTCTTAACTTAGCCTGTACCGTAGTAGGCACAGATCCAGCTCCTGCTGGGCCATAAACTACTCCGCTTGCATTTGGGCTTATTCCCGTTCCATCCGCAAAGTTATAAATCATCGAGCCTTTGCTATCTTGGACAAGGATACTAAAGTTAACACCATCCACATAAATTTGAGCTGGTGAACCTGAGCGCGACACATAACCATTTATTGTCCTAAGCGGTTGGGCCGCAACAATAGTCAAAGCAGAGTCATAGTAAACCGTAATCGGGTTTGTTTGTGGATTTAGATTTGCTGTTCCTATCCAGACATATCCATTATCTAAAGGCTGACCGTCTCGGTCTTGAAATACTGGGAATGGTACTTGTACGCTAAGTGCTGACATTTTTTGGCTTTCTTAAATAGGTTTAAGGTTCAACAATTGGCAATGCATTATTCAGTTACTTCTTGCGCTTTTGATTGAATAGCTTCGCTTTGTGTTTGAATTGTGGTTAACAATCGCTTTGCAATAGCAGCCTCTTCTGGTGACCCTACTTTGGTGGTTCCAAGCTTCATCATTAAATTTCGCACTGGAGCAGATTCATATATTCGAGCTGTGAGCCCAATACCTCCAGCTGCCGCCAAAGTTCCGCTAAAGCTACCTAAAATGCTTTGCAATGCGCCACCAGCTACAAATGGCACAGTCTCTTGGCCTGTTGCTGTTGCCACTCCTGCTTCAGATGCCCTGCGAGTAAGATTTAGTACGCGAGACAAACCTTCAACCTGCTTCAAATCGTCGCCACGGAAAAAGACGCCTATTTGAGGTTGTAATCGCTTGACCTCTGCTGTAAATTTTTCAGGGCTGAACATTTTGGTTCCATCCTGTAACTCAAATTTTGCTTTATCGGCGGCTTGAGACAAGATAGATGATCGAGCAGTAGCGCGTCCTGATGGTGTCAAACTTGTGTACAGCTGGCGCACCTCGCTCGGTTTCTGACTGAACAACAATCTGTTGACAACTTCAGAAGTTGCCTCGCCTGATTTCAAAACAGATTTGAGAGAGGCCATTTTCAATTCGTTTGCAGTTTCACTAAGACGTTTATTAGCGACCATGAATTTGTCGATATCACGGCGTTCGCCTATTTGCTTAATGAAATCAATCATGTCTTCACGAACAGGGCCATAAATAGCACGCATCGCCTTTTCACCCGCATCGCGAGCTGCAATGCTCATTGGGCGTGCTGGATCATTCATAAAAATTTTTGATAGTTCGTCTTGACGGTAAGCTTCTATTTGAAACAAGTCGCGGTTTTGTACATCCGTTTTTATTTGTTCCAGTCGCTGGATGGCTTCGTCAGACCCTTCTGTGCGCCGTCTGGCCAAATCTGTTATTTGGTCATCAATAGCAGATAGTGCGCGTGGAACTGGCACAGTGCCTTTGTCTGCCAATCTATTGATAACTTCTTTTTTAGAGTTGGCATATTTTTGGATATCTGCCGATCTTTTAGATGCCAAATCTTTCATGATGTCATCACTTAAATTGGCCGCATCATCCGCCCCAAAGTCACGCAACACGCCGCGCACAGCTTCAATTCTGGCTTGCTGCTGCGTCGCTCTCAGTGGGCCAGTTCCAGCAATAGGAATGCGTTCACCTAGTCGTTGCCCTGCTTTGCCGATAAATGTTTGAGGCGGCACAACGTCAGATGTCATTACAGGAACACCCAAACGGCTAGCTTCATCAACAATAGGTTGAACTTTTGGCGCTGGTGTTGCAATTCTCGCAGGAGCCATAGCGCGTGATGCTGCTGCACTGCCTGCTACTCCACCTAAAAGACTGGCAGCAATTTCTCCGGCTGGAGTTCCGCCAGATTCGCGCACACCTTGGCTAGCAGCTCCAGAGCCTACGCCTCCCGCAATTTGTGCGACTGGTTGCGCCGCGAGCATACGCCCTACTTCGCTAGCAACCGGAGAAGCTGATGCCTGAACAACACGACCGACTGAAGCCATGCCTCCAGCACCTGCTGCGCCCTGGACGGCTTGGTTAACCATGCGTTCAATTGCATTTCGTGGCTGTGGGAAACCCGCTGTATCTAAGACCTGAGCCGTGGCCTGCTGCATGGTTGGAATCTGCGCAGTAGCAGGCAGGGCCATATTTGCAAGCCTTGTTACCGGGTCTATTGCGATGCCAGCTAAACCTGTAACGCCTTCAATAGCGCCCCGTCCTGTTAGGCCAATTTGCCTGCCTATCTCTTGCAATACTCCCGGTTGCTCAGTCTGCTTAACCTGACGTTGTTCATAGGCCGCTTGCGCGGCTTGGCCGATTTGAGCGTCTGTTGCATTGTCTGGGCCTTCCAGCTCAATGATGCTGCCGTCTGGTGCTTCGACTTTGTAGGTTGCCATGTTTTGCCTTATCTAATCACACGGAAGCCCGCAGGCATTCCAGTAGAAGCGGCTGGCGCTGCTTGTGCAGCTGTTGGTTTTGGTGTTTCTTGTTGAGCCAATGGCTGCATGTTGTCCAAAAACATTTGGGCCGTTGGACTTTGCTTTGATGCCGATTCCAACAATTTACGGCTTTGTGTATATTGGGCTTTAGCTGCACGCTCTGCGACACCAAAAATAGTTTGAAGCTCGCCTTTGGTAAAGTTGATGTCACCGCTTCGCGCTTGAAGCAATAGCTTTTGTTCACTGTCTGTAATTTGCCCTTGACCTGTCAGCATGCTGCGAGACTTCAAAGCCATTTCAGACAAACCTTGTATAACTTCACGGCTTGCGTTTACCGCCTTGTCACCAGTAAATCCAAGGGCATTTGCTACGCGAGCAGTTGACAGCCTTTGATCTGCAAATGGCCCTGTTATTGCAGAATTTAATGCAGCTTTGTATCGTGGCAGTTCACCTAGCTGGCTTGCCGCTGAATTGGCTTGGTTGTAAAGGTCAGGAACAAGTTTCCCAAGTTCCGCCGCTGCTGATTTATCAATGTTTGAGACATTAACGTTTGTCACTGCTGCTGGCGGCTTTTTTAGGATTTGCAGTCCTTGAAATATTCTTTGCTGCTCGGGTTTTAAATTTGCATAGTCAATAGATTCTCTCACTGATGGTGCAAGTGTTTCGGCTTTGGTTTTGTTCAGTTCAGCAATAGCCATTGGCCTTGCAAATTCTGCTGCTACACCAGCTGCTATGGCTTTTGCTTCTAACTCTGCAAGTTTTACAGGAGCCTCTGCTTCTGCCCTGCTTTCTGTCCCAAGCTTCGTTACGCTTTCAATAACCTTGTCCCCACCGGGTAATTGAGCAACCATTAAACCGATTGATTTAGTTACTGCACTTGGGTTTAACTCTGCGATCTTTGCCCATGTTTCAAGCGCTTTAGCTTGCTCTGTATCTCCTGAATTATTTGCAGCTTCAGCGCGTTCCCGAAGCATTTTCAAACCAATCTCAGGCGCTCCAGATTGGAAAGCGGCCATGATTTGACCAGCAGATTGCAAATCCCTTGCTTGACGCTCTTTGGAAAATGTTTCCCATGTTGCTAGGTTTGCTTTCTGTTGCTCTTGTTGCAACTTCAGCTCATGCGCTTGTCTTTGCGCTTGCATGTCCTGCAAACCAAAACCTAGTTTCAACCCGCCCAAAGCAGATTCAAATGGGTTTGGTGCCTGAATAGTGTAGTTGTAAGGTTGCATTTATAACAAACCTATTTGAGCGTTATAACCAGGATACGGCTCAGACATTGGGCTTGCATTGTTGCCACCAAACCCACCAAGAGCGCTATATAGCCCTACGCCTTGACCGATACCGCCTAATGCATTACCAAATCCAGCAGCCTGACCCAAAGCACCACCAGCTCGTGCTGCGCCTTGCTGGGCAAGTAAGTTTGTAATGCTGTTCCCGGTAGCCATTCCAGCATTTCCAACACCTGCCGCTGCATTTTGTCCAAGAGAAGTTAAACCGCCCAATCTGCTAAATTGTTGATCGATCAATTGGTTTAACAACTGTGGCCTGAACTGTGCCAATGCGCCTTGAACGTTTCCACCACGTAGACCACCAGTGGCAGAGGCATTTTGCAAAATAGCGTTCTCGCCTTGTTGGGTCATTGCCTGAAATTGAGGCCCGCTTTGAATTGCGTTAATGGCTTGCTGTTGGCCTTCAGGCGACCCCAAACCAAGTAATGATTGCTGTTGACCTAAAGCAGATACTCCCGCTGATGAGTAGGGAAGTAATAGGCTTTGAATGGCTTCAAACTGCCTGCGCTGTTCATCAATTCCAGCTTGTGCGCTTTCAGATTGCGCAGCAGATGCATCTTCGGCTGCATTGGATTGCATTGCTCCGCCGATCAGGCTAGACCCTGCCGAAGCTATTAGTCCCGTTACTGGATCAGGCATTATTGAACTCCTTTTGATATTCGCAGAATGTCTCACCGTATAGAGACATTACAGCCGCAGCGTTGTCTGCTGCGTATTTGTGACCGTGGACAATCCCAACCACCATCAAAACGATGTCGTAATATCCAGCCCTCCAAGCAAATGACATAGCGTCATGCTTTAGGTTTTCTTCTGCTTTATTGGCACCGTGCCATTTGAGAATCGCCGTGGCTAGTAGTGGCCATAGCGCTTCCTGATTGGATTTAAAAAACGGATTTTGTGGCAATGAAATAAAAGTTGACCAAATCAAGTTTTTTATTTCATCTTTGGAGACAAGTTTGTCGCAGTCATATAAGTCATCAAAAACTTGTATCGCGTCAAATAGTTGGCAAAGCCAATCCACTGCGAGCAATGGCAACTGAAACCGTTTTGTTAGGTTTTCACTCAGTTGATGCATTTTGTGATTCACTCTTTTTAGGAATGAGCCACTGGCAGCTCGATAAGCTCAGTGCTTGGATTATTGCACAAATGCATGGTTTTATTGTTACGTTATTTCGCGGCCAGTTGCGCGAATTGTTATGGATGTCGCAGCGCTGGCAATGGTGCTGATAAACCCAGAAGGCTCCAAAGAATGGCCTACCAATTCTGGGAATGTGTATGTCTCACCTGCTGCCAGTGATTTGGTTTTAACAATCAAGTTTTGATTGCCAGCCGTATCTGCCGATGTGACCAAGTTAACAGATATAGTCACAGCTCCAGCGCTGTAATTTGTAGCTGTGAATTTATCAATGATTGCCTTAACGTTTGTCGCCGTGTATTGTGTAACTTGCGTAGATTCAGCGATCTTTGATGGGATAAGAACTTTAACTGTTACTGTCATGATGATTCCTTAAGAAAAGTCCGTAATAATTCCATCTTTAATGGTGATGGTTTTCCCAACAAGTGAACCGGTAGTTATCGTAGTTGTAATTCCAGTGCTGTTATCACTAGATATATAACCGCCTGCGGTTGTTGCTTTAACTGTTGAGGCCTGAATCGGAACAGTTAGCGAAATCCCGGTTGATGCAATACTTATCACATTAACGCCGCTTACTGCATAGCCGTGAATATTTGGGCCAATCCTGTACAGTCCTGTCCCTGTCTCATTAGCTAAATATACACCCGGAAGAGATACAGTTCCAGCACCTAGATTCGATGTACCTGTAACGGTCAAAGAATCAAACTCACCATTCTCCGGCTGAATGTACGGAATAATAGGCGGACTTAAATCATCAGAGATAACTTGCTGTGGTTGACTTGCGGGAGCTAATGCTAGAAGTTCAAGAGCTTGCGTTAATCTTGGAATGCAATCCAACGCTTGTTGAACCTTGGCCGACATAACAGCATCATCTACCGCTGTAGACTGAGCAAGTTCAATGATTTGATCTAGCGCATTATTTGCTGTTGATTGCGCCGTACCTGCTGCTATGTTAATTTCCTGAACAACATTGGGAGCTATTGCGTCAACAACAGAGAATAACAATTCAAACTGTTTGATCTGTTGATGATCCTGCAAAAATGTTGCTAGCTGATCGCGGGTTAGGTTTAGTCTGTTGGTTGCCATCAGAATGCTAAAGCCTCGATTTGTGCTTCTAGGCGGGCAAATGACACATGCGCATCACTGTCACCTTGAAAGCGCTGAATTCTCCAATTGCGCATATGTCCTTGCTGAAACCAAGCAAGACGTTTATTAGATCCTATTGTTCCAACTGAAATAAATCGGTCTTGACTCCAAGATTTACCGTCTACGCTGTAACTTGTGCTAATTTGTGGATTATTGCCAAGTTCCACACTTCCAGTCAATCCAACAAGTTCTAAACGATTGATTATCGCTCCATTGCCTTCGTTGTAAAGAATCAGAGTGCCAAACTCAAACCTAACTTTCTGTCCCCAATGGCTCCCGATGTTTTGTACAAAATAACCGATAGAGCTTGATTGTGGATCACCTACCAACCATTTGTCATAGCACCAAACCATATTGCGCGCGCGATATTGACTAAACCCTGTAAGGGTAGTTGTCAGCGTGAACCATACTTGATCACCTAATGCCTCAGAAGCGGCAGCGTCATAAACAATAGTCCGATCTGGGAGGTGTACATATAAGTGTTGATGGCTTTTGTCGTTTCTAACTTCTAACTTGACTAAAGCTAACTCTGCCTCTGTGTATTCAAGAAGTAAGTTGTCAATCTCTTGCGTGCTAAGTTTTTGAGTAGTTGCCGAGGCTGCAAGATAGATAGATGGTGCTTCATTTCTGCCACCACCTAAGAATGCTATTCTGTCGAGATAAATGCAACACGCATGAGTACCTACAACGCCCTTTTGAATCTGCGCACCATCAATGCGAGAAAATGGGAATAGTTCGCCGCCTATGTTGTCAAATACTTCTATCGTGTATCTGTTTAGTGCGTTTATTTCGTTTCTCAATTTGAGAAGAGCGACTACCGGATCAGGGTCTACCTCGGAGCTACCGTATTTAAGCGGGTTAACTTGGGTTGGATCGTTTAATTCTGTGACTATTAAGTTAGCCCCATCGGTGGTCATGAAATAACCATCAATCCATTTAAAATCTAGGACTGTGCCTAAATCTGGATCTGTAACTTGCGTAAGTGTTCCGTTCCAATAGTACAAACGCCCACCGCTTGCAATGGCTAAACGATCAAAGCTGTAATCAAATGTTACAAGACTATTTGTAGGGCCGCCGACATCGCCCAAGGTTGTCACAGATCCGTCTATCGCAACAATAACCAACTTCGTGCCCATCACCCGATAGCATGCGCCATTCCAGTTGATACCGCCACGGTCAACACCTGGGCCTGTACCACTGGATACGATGCCATCACCTGGGCGCAAGAACCCGGCACTGATACCAGACTTCTTAGGCACTGGCACTATGTTTACCGGATAGCTTGTCCTTAGCTCTGGTGTGCTATCAGCATAGATTCCGTTGAGGATAGGTATTTGCATGGATTACCCAATGCGGTACCAGCTATTAGTTGCAAGATAAAACCGAAGTCGAAAGAAAGCATTTGCCGCCATTGTTGTCGGTGCGCCGTATGCGTTAGATGCTCCGTTAAGAGCAACAGTAAAAGACGTGATGATCTGTGTGGATGTCACCAAAACTTCAGTACCATCAGCAACACCAGTATTCAGCGGTAGAGTTAGTGTGCCAGCTGCAAGCGTTCCAGCGGGTTGCAGGATGATCCATTGCTGTTCGCTTACCGGGGTTGGAACTGTTTGATTAAATCCTGTTCCGGGCGTGTAAAGGTTGGTCGCAACTGTAGGCGCTGCAAATGCAGTTTGAAAGTATGCCAATAGCTGAGTAACAGATACTTTGCGGGCATCGCCGTTATTCGGAACGTAAACAGGGATCAGGTCACCTCCTGAAACTTGACTTACTCCTGATAGTTGATTAATGGTTGGCATTTTTGACCTTTAGTTAAACTCGATTTCGCCGTCTTGACCTGCCAATAATGGATCGACTGGCCTGCGTAGAAATGGCGTGTTGTCGCTGCGCCATGTCTTGTTACCCGCTCCGCTTGGCATAGTCCCTGGCATTTGCTGTTGCATCGGCATTGCTGCGCGTGACAACAAAGTGTTGTAGGATTCTTTAGCAGTTGCCTTAGTATCTGGCATTACTTGCTTGCCATAGCTCGATGCTATTTTAATTGCAAGGTTAGTATAGATGGCTTGGTTGGCTGAATCTGGGACGTTTGTTATTTCGTCTAGGTCGCTGTCATCAGGGTTAGACGGTAGCGGGTAAGCCAGACGAATACCCAAAGCATTCCAACTGGCCATCATTGCGTCTAACTTGCGCAAAGCCGATTGCAGTTGCTCAGGTGTTACATCAAATACGTAAGAGGCTAAACCGATTTCATCAAAGGCAGCAGTTACAAATTGTCTTTTTGTGTATGACATGGTAATTGTATTAGTTGCGTTGTTTAAAGGCTAACTAACAAAACCTGCCCCACCTCGTACATAGACGCATCAGATACAGCAACCCCGAAGCAATCTCCGGTAGTTGCCGATGCTTCAGTTCCTGCCAATTGAAACCGCACAATGGAATAACCATCTTGCGGAGCAATCTCAATTACTGTTGCAGTCAGGTTCATTAATAGTCCTTATGGTGCTGTGTAGCCTTGAGCGTTAAACAATACGCTTGCACCTGTGGTGGTACATACAACGTTTAATGCTTCGTTAGCTGCGGTTTGCAATGGTGTAGGAAAAATCAATTGAACCGGGTTCAACATACTAATAGCAGCACTAAACGTAAACAACGTAGTTGAAGCACTTTGAATAGTGATTATTGTTGCCGTAGCGTTGGTATTCTGGTACGTGATCGAAGTCAGATACTTCTTAATACCGGCACCACCTGTAGCTTGAATAGCTGTTTGCGTAGTGTTGGTGAGCGTAGTGGTGAACCTAAAATCAGCTTCTGGGATTGAGTAAGGGCGCGTGACTGCCGCACCTATCATCGTGCCCAACTGCGCTACGTTGTCACCAGCGGCTGACATAGCAGTGATGTTAGCGTTAGATGCTCTCAAGCCGATAGTTACAGGGTTACCAATGGCAGCATCAACTGCAACAGTCCCTGCGACAGTTGTACTGGCTACCGTAACAGTGCCAGAAACTGGAACAGTTCCAAGCACGGAAACTGGAATTGCCTTGTCAGCCCTAACAGTTCCTGCACCGTCAATCATCACCTTGCTTTCCGTCCAGTCTTCAAGCATTAGGTCATGAATACGCGCAGTAGTGCGGAGCAATACAGTACCACCAGCGTTGACAGCAGTTGTTCCCAGTGCTGGCATTGCAGGAGATATACGAGTCCCTAAAACGCTTGTAATTGGTTTTAGCAGCATGGTGGTGGTTGCCAAGTTTGCTACTTCCCATGCACCATCAACCGCTAAATCAGTGCCAGTCGTATCTGCCATCACACCGTGAAGGTGTATGTAATCTCCGATTGAGATACCTGACCAGGTGGTGTTACCCACAACAGACAGCCAATCGGTTTGACCTGTCAATTGAGCAACGCTAGATACCGCCTGCCCAATGATGCCGGGTTGGTCTGAGCCACCGTTAATCAAACAAACAGAGCCACCGTAACCCGTGGCTGTGCCAGTTGTACCGATCAAAGTAAATGTGGTTGCGTTCGTAACTGTGACTGCTACAGGAGTTGCAAAGGCGGCAAAGTTGGTTTGGTCGCGGTTTCCTTTGATCGTTACGTAATTACCAGTAACTAGATTGTGCGCAACTGCAGTAGTCACTGTCCAAGTGGTTGAACCAGCTTTGGCAATGGTGGTGATCTTCGCAACTGGGCGGCTCATGCCCGGAGGTTGATATATCCTGAAGCGAGGATACAGAGGAAGGTGAATTGAAGGCTTGACAGCCGTACGCGAAAGGCGTGTAGTCCAAGATGTAGTGGAAGATTCAATCGCCTTGTCAAGAACTGAACAATCAGCAGGGCGACCCTCTAAGCGATAACGGCTTGATGCCTTCAAATCAACATGGCCCATGATGGCGTTGTTGTACGTTGGCGCTGAGGTTGCGATGGTTACGCGCTGGTCACCAAACAACGCACCTGATACCTGAGTGTCGCCATTTCCAAACAAAGAAATAATGGCAGCAGATGTTGCAGTCGTGCCAGTAAAGCGAAGCCCAAAGCCTTCAGCAGCGCCGCCCATATTGTTGTAAAAATTAACCTTCGCATCACCCAGAGTCGGGGTAATAGCTGGAACCGCAAGAGAAGGCAAAGCAGATTCGTCAGCAAAACCAAATGTCAAAGTCTTGCGGTCAGCGGAGATAAACTTGATTGTGCAGTTTTGATAGTTAAGGCGAGTATCTACCAAGCCTGTAATGTTGATCCAGTCTGACAGGTACACAGCATCTTCACTTGGAGATACTGGCAAAGCAGTTTCAAGAATTACCGTACAGATAGTCCCTGCTACAGCGTTATAGGCCACGCCAGAGTCAGCAGATGATTGATAAATACTGGTGATGTTTATTGGATTAGGTACTGGAGCAGGTAGGTCATCAGTTCCGTTTGAATACAGTGTGATTGTTCCAAACTGCTGCCTGTTGCGGATAACAGAGGCTTCAACTTCTAGCGCCGCAGGCTGGTGCACTGGTACGTTCAACCACACACGCGACTCACCCGGAGTCAGTGGATTCACCGACAACGCGGTTACGTGTTGACCGTTAGTGTAATTTGTAAGCGTTACAAAGTCACCAGCCGACCAACTAACTTCATCAAAGTTTTTATATGTGGCAATCAAATCAGCGGATGTTCTGGCATCTGGAACTGCCTGAACCAGTTGCCCACCAGTTGCGACAACTTCAGCATACGTTCCGTCCCCCATGTCTTTATTTAGACGGGGTAGGTTGTTATTTTTCCTGATGATATCGGACATGATTAATCCTTATTCTGTTCGTTGATCGCTTCTGTGATTTTCTGCAAGACGGTTGCGTCTGACCAACGCTTATCAATCTTGAGTCCAAGTGTTTCAGCTTTTTGCAACATTTCTTCGCGTGTGGGCTGGGTGTTGTCAGCAATAAAAAGTACAGCTGTAACTGCTGACTTTTGAATTCGTTTGTTAATTGCTGAAGGTCTAACTTGCTTTGTTGCTTTTCGTTCAGCAGCTTGCACTTTTTTAAGATCGCGCTTCTTTGCTCGCGCCTCTTTTGTCGGTGCTGGCTTAACCCTAGTTATTGCGGCCGATTTGATCATTTCTTTTTCATTGTCTTTGGCTTTGCCATGTAAAACAGGCCAGTTTTTTTGCTGGCCTGTTTATATCACTTACATGATGCGGTATACAACGAATGTATTGTCAGCAGTTTTGCGCAGCCGGAACCGTGCAGCGGCTCCAGAATTGGCGCCAGTAGCGGCAGAGCCAACAATGGTTACGCCTGTATTGACAGTTAATGTCAAAGCAAAAGCGGCCAAAGTAATCACACTAAAGTCAAACGAGTCATCAATTGCCCACTCAGTTGCAAGATCAAGAGCCGTTCCAGTTGGCAGTTGAATATTGCGTCCTGCGGTTGGAGTCGCTGTAATAATGCTTGTCAGCACATCAGCAGCGGTAGAAACCATAGAGCCGCCGTCAGCAATGTTAGCGGGAGCGCCTTGTGTTTGCCAGTTACCGTTATTGGTAATTGTTGGGGCTGTTCCTACAGCGTAATTTGCTCCTGATGCTCCGGCTTGGATGACTACGGTAGTAGCATTGGTAAAAGCCGATGATACGTAAGTTGTATTGTCAACAACCGTAATCAAATCAAGTGAATCAGGAAAGTTAGGGAACCCAACCGATTGAAACAAGCTCGTAGGCGAGCCAGATTGAACCGCGATCTTTTCTCCTGCGGGCACAACAACAGTTGCAGTGCCTTGTGTAAAAATTACTTGGTAGCTCATGATTTTTTCCTTAATTAAGGTGTTTGATTGAACAACAGAATGCCGGACATTTCAGGCTGTTTATTGACAACTCCGAACAGAGTATCAAGACGATACTTAGTTTTCATTGTGTTTATGTCGTAGAACTTCTGCATTACCAACTCGATTCCTTGATCTGTACTAGCGCGCATTACTGCGGAACCTGCGTCAGATGGAACTGCATAGCGACCTGGGAGAATCTCTAGCGCGTCTTTTTGCCAGAAGCAGTTAATATTCGCAGCATCAACGTTTAAGCGATTGATAGAACGACCTGAGTTAGCAGTCACGATACAGTTTTGGTATTGCAACTCAGCATCAGTCCCACCTTGACCGGAAATAATAGGTGGTGTGATAACGCAAGTTGTACCATTAATCACGCTCACGACACGGAATGTCTTGCTAAAGCCAGTTCCTGATTTTGTGATGTGATGTACAGCCTCAACGCCTTCGATTTCAATCGCTGTCCCTGCGGGCAAGTCGGCAGTGCTAGAAACTGTGATTGTTTGGAAGCGGTTATCGACGTTCTGGGTTTCTCCAGTGATCGCGGTCTGCGTAGCAACGGGCACATAGTAGTTTGAGGCTCCTACCAATGTGCTCATTGTTGGATCTGCACCAGTAGCGGCTGCAATGCGGTTTGCATAGTCAAGCTTGTAAGTCTCAAAGCCTGCAACCGGGCCAACATAAGAACGCTCATAAGCTTTGTCAGACTTTGCATTGCCTAAAGAACGTGTGGCCACTGCCAAGTTACCTGCCAGACCGTTGTAATCACGGCTGGAAAGGGCCATGTAACGGCCAAAGTTCTGCACGCCTTGCTCGTTCATGATGCTGTCGCACAGAGCAATATCGTCGTAGTCGCCAGCAGCGCTAGTCACGGTCACAACCAGCGAACCGAGGTTAGCCGCAGTGTTCATAATTGCAACGTTGATGTCAGAGGCAAGTTTCTGCTTTGCAGCTTCGCCCAAACGGCCTTCTTGCAGTGCATCACGCAGTTCCAGAGCGTCCAAAACGAAAGGAACAGACTTCTGAAAACCCAGTGTTGCAGGTACTGACAACTGAGTGTAAGACCCGAAGTTACCAGATTGATCCATTCCGTCGAAAGACTGGGCAATGTAAGGCTGAGGGCGATAGATTACGTTGTTTGTGCGCTCCATCATCGACGATTCAGTGTTGTAGATCGATACGTTGCGCGACAAAACTAGAGCATCGTTGAAACCTTCGAGAATGTCCTCGAACGCAACGCGCTCTTCTTTGGAAAATGAATTGGCCATTTAAAACTCCATTGGTTGAATAAAAAATTGAGCATTTCTGCCGTGTTCTCTTACTCACCAATGGGCTGGCGGAGGCCATTCAACTGCTATTTATATGGCTAGCGAAACCATTTATGTGCATTATGCCTTTTTTTGGCGCTTATATGCAATTACTTTTGTCATGTTGCCAGTTCTAGCGGCCTCTTCTCGCAATCGTTCTAATGTTGAATCAACTGCGCCTGATGATTTTGCCGTCCCAGTAATTACTTTTTCAGGAGGTGGTGCGGGTTTGCGTGGTGTAACTTTCAATTCTTTCTCCAGTTTTGCTACTGCAAATGCAAATTTAACAGGGTCTTTTATGTCTGCTAATTCTTTAGCCCTTTTGGGATTCTTACCAATGGCGTAGATCACTAAAGCTGGATTGTCTGCACCTTGGAGCACTACGCCTTGCTGAGTGACGTTAAATAATTCCTGCGCAACTGCTTCAGCATCTTCAAAGTCTTTAACCTTTAATGCCGTCTTTGCAGTTGTGTAGCTATCTAGCTTGGCCTGCCAAGACTTTTGCTGATTAGCTATTTCGGCTTGCTGTTGCGCTGCAATATCGTCAGCTTTTCTCTTTCTATCAAACCAATCAGATAGAGCTATTTCAAATTTATCTGCATCGTAGTCGTGATCTTCTAGCGTAGGCTTCTTGCCCAACGCTATAGGCTTAACTTCAGGCTGTGAGGTCTGTAGCTTGCTTTGTAATTCGCGGTTTTGTTTTTGTAGTTCGCGGTTTGTCTTTCGCAACTCTTTGACCCATTCGGGCGCTGGTGCGTGCTCCTCGGGTGTCGGTGGTGTTTCATCTCCAATAGAGACGGTAACCTCTTCTTCGGCTTCTTCCGCTGTCGATTCTTCTACTTGTTCACCTTCTGATTCTTGATCTTCTGGCGCAATCTCTTCTACTTTATCGATTGTTTCTGACTCTTGCTCTAATCCCATACTTACTCCTAAAACTCACGCATTGAAACGGCTGCGTGGTTGCCGTTATTGGCTTGGGTCTTCCATTGCAAACAAAGGGCCAGACCCGGCTGCCAAAAGAGTTACAACGGCTTGTTTTGACTCAAATGGTGTGGCTGATTCAAGCCATTCAGCCACAGCCGAACGTTTGGCTGTTAATGTTCCTACCCCTTTAGAAAACGTTGGATCTTTTTTAGATATCATGGACACAATATCTTCATCATTCATATTAAATGATGAACCATCAAATTTTATATTGGAAATTATAGGGATTCTTTTTTTAGCAATTTTAGACTCTTCCCTCCACAACTCAGAGATTGATTTTAGTCCGTTAAAATTACCTGAATTCATTTCAGCGATTAATTTACCATTCCTAATTTGTGCCGATAGTGCATTGCCTATCTTCCGTATTTGATTAATATCAGTAATGCCGGATGGGTCTGGTTTTATGGTTTTGTTATTGTTCGCAGCCCAATTGTATGCCGCCTGATACAAGGCCTTGCCTCCTCCTTCTTTTTTCCCTTTTGATTCAGCCTCCAACGTTTTTATGTAAGGCGAATCGGAATTCGCACCGTATATTTTTAATGTCCCGTTGCCGCTGGAAAACACAATGGAATCATTATTTTGTGATGATTTAAGGCCAAAATGGCTTGCTATATCTTGTGGGTTTTTTGATGTTTCCGCTTTAGGAAACATCATCAAATTTGTATTTTTTGCAGCATCTGCAAATTCATCAAAGTTTTTTGCTGTGTTGTCTTTAAGTGCTTTTGTCCACCAATCCGGGCCAGCTTGTTGTGATTTTTTCAAATCAGTTATTTTGCTAGCCCATTGCGGTATGTTTGGTGGCAAAGGCACATCGTTTTTAATTAGTCTTTGAGCCTCGACAAGATTTAAAAGATTATTTTTTTGTTCTGATACACCTTGCCGTGCTTGGTTAATAATGCTTCTTTCATCTACTGTTAATACGCCAGGTCTAGGGAAACTAGATAACATATTTTGGCCAGGGGAAACAGAAAACATCATCCCATTTGCATCTGATGGGAAAAAGTTTATTTCAGCGTCTAAACCTTGTGGCCCAATTGATCCTAAAGATGATCGTCGTGGTGTTATTTCTGCTCTTCCAGAAGGGAGATCAATAATTCTTCTTTGTAATGTTGATCTTGCTGCATCAATTTCATCCTGCAAAGGAACAAACAATGCCCCTGATTGTCGGTTAAGGGCATTAGGAGCCATTGCATTACTAATTGCTTTTTGCTCTGCCGCAAAAATCCTAGGGGCTTGAGTAGCCATTGCAGCGGGCAAAGCCACCGAAGCCAAAAATTCGGCCGTTGGGTTTCTTGCTTCGCTAACCATGCCTCGCTGCTCCATTTGCTTGCCCATCCACTCGCTGCCACCCACGACCTCTCGATCTGGCGTGCTGTATCCCAATGGTCTAAGCGCCATTGTCGCTAGGTCTACTGGCCCTCCAAAAAACGATGCCGCAGCCCTGTTTCCCGCATCTTTTAATCCTTGTAAATACTGACTACGGAATTCAGGGTCACGCAAAGCGCTTAAGAAGTCAGACACGGAATACCTCCCTTGTCGCACTCACCGCATCTAATGCTGCACGTTCGTTGTCTAAATTTATGTCGGCTAAGGTCTTTGCTGTTTGAGCGCGTTTTAGTTCTGCGCTTGCTACTGTTTCTACTGTGTCAGCTCTGGCCTTTGCTGCCTTAGCTGTAGCCTCTTCTGCCGCGGCTTGCAGATAGATTGCGTTCGGGTCTTGGGGTTTTCCTTGCATTTCGGCCATGAGTTCTTGAGCTTCATCTTCTGAAGGTTTGACAACACCCATTCGCAATAGCTTTTTGCGGAAATAAGCATTCGTGTCGCTCAGCCCTTCGCCTTCCATATTCAGCATCGCCATAGCTGTGATGACTTGAGCGGTTTCAGGGTCTTGTGTTAGCTGTAGCATTCCCGTGAGTGCTCGTACCGTGGCCTGCTTCTTGCTTGTTGAAGACGGACCGACATCAGAGACAACATCGAATGTTGCGCTTGTTATATCGTTAGCAACGATCATTTCGCCCGTCTCGGCATTGATAGACGGTCTCATCAACTCAACCATGCCGGACTCGCCAGTAGGGCTAAGTGTTTTCATCTTTCTTTTATCTTCGGTGTAAACATCGCGGGCCATCGAGAGCCAAATCTCACCACAACGTTTCATCCCTTTGGCAAAGTTGCTCATATAAATGAACGATTGCATATCTACGCGGGTTTGAATCATCTCAACAGCTTTGCCGGATATACCGCTGACAATCTTTTCAGCGCCGCCCTGATTGCCTAAGATATCCTGCATGTCTGTTTCAGTTATTTGAAGCAGAGCAGCCATAGCTGGCGGTATTTGAGGGCTGCGCGTGTAGGCAACTGGCCCGCTAATTGCTTGATTACCGTTTTGATCGGTTATCGGGTTAATCAATAGATAAGGATAGTCTTTGAGATTGTCTTCAGCCCACATTACCTGGTGCCCAGCAACTTGTTCCGGCGTGAGAATTGGTTTCTCAACTGATGACAAAGCGCTTATCTCACCCAGCTTTGATAGCTGCATGTTCTTTAATCGTTGAGCATCTTTAGCCAACCTAACATGACCCATGCATCGTTCGATATTGTCTACAAACCAACGCTTGCCATACACCATCACAATTGGAATGCACTTACCTGCTATGTATCCGCAGTCTTCAAGAATCTTTGCGCCTGACAGAATGTACTTTCGAACCTTTCTTGTCTTGATTCGCTTCTGCCTTACCTCAACCGATCCGATCGCTTCTAGTGTCTCTTCTAATGTTTCGTTGTCATCAAAATCTGATTTAATGTAACGCTCTTCTTCGCCTGTAATAGTCTTAAAAATGCGGATAGTTTCAGACTTTTCTTCAACTTTGTAATACTCAGCAACATAGACGACATCAGGCGTACACCAATCAAATTCAGATTGATGGACTATCTTAGGCCAGCTCGCTGGGTCATCGTTGAAAGCTTCTTTGTAAGCCTGCGTGGTCATTGATGTAATGACAAAACAATATTTGGCATCGGCTTTGTCTTGACGCTTAGATTGCAAGTCAAAGAATACGGAACTATCAGCATCAAAGATAGGTTCTATCCTGATCCGTTGTCTTTCGTCTTCTGGGTCTTCATCGTCCTCGTAAGCTGTCCTAAGTCTCCAAGCTCCTATACCACCGCCTACCGCTTCCTCAAATGCATTGTCATAGGCTTCATCAGCCACAGACGCTTGTTCGTCAGCCCTGTACAGACCATCGCAGGTTTCCGCTAGTTTGTCGTTCTCTTCGCCGTCTTTGCTGACAAAATCAACTGTGATTCTGTTATTTCTGTACTCGTTAACAACCCGCATCACAGCGAGCATGATTTTGTTTACTTCAAACTTTGGTTTGTTTTCGTATTGATCGCTTAATGGCCCTTCCCATTGCGCACCCGCCAGGGAATAAAACCGCCGATCTTGCAAGCATTGCAATCTTTCATCTCTTAAAGCGCTTTGTATTTCATCAAACTGAGATAGCGCTTCAGCATGTAGATTTGCTAGTCGTTGATCGTTAGATATTCGTGCCATTTGATGTCCTAGTTTGTGCGATTGTCTCACCACTTATGCCGGGTTGCAATTGGAACGACTGACAGTGTGTTATTAGCTGCCTTAGCACGTCTTGCGCCCTCTAATGCATACCTCAAAGCGTCGATAACGTGATTGTCTTTGTCAGCTAATACGGGTAAGACATTTCCCGTAAGCGGATCTGTCTTAAAACTATATAGAGTTAGTTCATCAATCAAATGTTTACACCTTGGGTGAACAACAATATCAAACGACTTCAGGAACTCTATCCCCTCCTCTACTGATCGAGCGCCCTTAATCGCTCCCATAATTTTGGGAAATCCATTCTTCCTAAGGTGCGAGATTGTTTCAGGCCTGCTTGAATCAGCAACCATCGGCCACTTTTCCGCATCAGGTACACCCATAAAAAGAGCTGGCGTATCAACAATGTCACAACCAACTCTATGCACTTCCCACGGAACATATAACGTCCTCCCGACAATGTAAGCCTGAACCAAGACCGTAGGATCAACGCTAAAGCCCCAATCAGCGCCTTGCCTAATGATCGCGCTAGGGTCTGTGTCAAACTCTTCTATGCGCCAGTTTCTAAAAACTCTCGATTCGCTGTTGCTCTGATAACCACCCAACCAAACATGCTGATACTTGTCAGGATCGCGCCGCCTGTCGTACTCCATTTCTAACCGCAATTCATCGGGTAATTGCGGGTTGTCCATATAGTTGACTTCAACCACCGAAGCTCCTGGCGGCAACTCTCGGCCACGCAACAGCACATCAACCGGATCAGTCTTTAACTGAGGATTCCAACCAAACCACAATTGCGATCCAGGCTTTCTAATCGTTGGTCGTAACAGTGTCAGGCTCTTATCACTTGCGTTCTGTGCTTCTTCAAACCAAGCCCTATCAAATCCTTCTAAGCTTTTTATTGAATCAGCCGTGTGATTCTGCATGCCCTCAAAGATCGTTACACCACCACTCTTACTGAAAATGCGCCTGTCTTGTACATCGAAATAAGCGCCAGCGTTGTAATGCACTATCTTTGCTTCAAGAAGTTTTTTAACTGAAAACTCCAACGATTTGAGAGTTTCACGCAAGCAAACAAAATCCAACTTCTCGGCTACGTTTTCTCTAAGCCAGCGCTCGCCGTAGTAATGAGACTTGCCAGAGCCTCGACCACCATGAGCCCCGATGTATCTATGCTGCCCTTCAAGCGGAGCAAAAGCCCTTGGAACCTTGATGCGAAGTTCACTCACAATTTGCCGTCAACAATTTCAACAACGATTTTCTTAAACACATGCTCACCATTTGGCCCAGTGCCTTGCAGCGTTGTCGGCAACACCTTACCAATTAGGCTTAGAAAAGCCGCTGCTGTTCGCGGATCATTTGCCCTAGCCGTTAAATATTCAACACCACCAGCAGAATCGAGCGCGTTAAGAATCATGTCCTTTAGCTGCGCTGTTTGTTTATTCGGTATTCCTTTACGACTTCCTCCCTTTGCTGGAGGCTTCCTGACACTTTTTGTCACTTTGTCCATATTAATCCCTTACTTAATTTATGCATATTGTCAACTTTTTTTTGTAAAAAGTCATCATGCGTAAATATATACACATACTAAGCAACACCAACAGCCCAACATAACCAAGCCAATTCAAAAAAGTATTTTCCGTCTGTGTCAACTCCAACCGCTGCGGTAGGTATAAGAAACATCACGTTTGTATTTTGGCGTGTATAAATCATGCGTAAATCTCACCTGTCTCCATATCAACACCTAACTTAACTTCGCGCTCTGCCGCAAAAGCTTCAATCAGTTCTTGCAGTTCGCACATCTCTGCTTTAGTCATCTTAGATGTTGATTGGCCAAGTACGACAAACCCGCCATTGATTCCAGGAACGACACGTTCACGCTTTAAGGCTGCGGTGAACATTGTTTTCCAATCTTCAGCGCTCATTTTCTGTCCATACCAATCGACTTGCTTAGACACTTCGCCAAGCATAGCCCACAAGCGGCGGTTCTGTGCATCACTTCTTTTTTCTGGCTTGACATCTAATATCAATCTATGCCCAGCTACCAACATAGGCTTAACACACTCAGCCCATGCGCGCATTAATGCTTGATGACCTTGTTGCGGATTAAACAAAGTTAGAGTTAATTTTTCAGCCATTGGATTTCTCCAATTCTTTATATTTTATCTTAAACACCGATTTAATAAACTGTAAATCTGCAATGCTTCTTTTTGCTGGTGTTTGGTCGGACTCTAATTCTTCTACCGCTTTTAATCCTATTCTTTCAATTAATCCAATCCTGTAATTTGCCACATTCCCGGCCAAGTACCTATTGCATTTTTTGCACTGAAGGTGGCAGTTTCTTTCATCAAATCTAAGGTGCGGTGCACTTCCACGGCTGCGAAAATGTCCTGCATCGCCACTACCGCCGATAGCAGTTGCTCCGCAGTCGGTTCCACAAGATATACAACCCTTCCCTTTGTCTCTAAGCCTGATGTATCTATTGAACTCATATTGTGCTTCCTGTACGTATTCGCTTCTGGTTTTCAGCTTCTCGCGCTTAACCTTGTCAGCCTTTGCCGTTTCCCTGCGTTCTTTGGCATGTTCTAGCGCTTTTTTCTTCTCGGCAATACCTACGGCACACTGAACCGAACAAACGGCCTGTAGAGGCTTATTTGGCGTAAACAGTGTTTTACAAACCTTGCACTTTTTTTGCTTTAGCTGCTTCAAGCCTTTTTCTGACTTCTGCGAGCAAACCTCGGTACAACCCGCTAGGGTCGTTGTCCAGTTGCTCAACTCTGTCCCGGCAGTAGTCGCGCCATCCTGGCTCGTTAGCAAGTTCGGTATATCTTGCTGCGGCTTTCTCGAATTCATGATTGCTGTCCAACTAAATCACCACACACCCATAAAGCCCAATTGATGAGAGATTCAGGAATATCAATTCCGAACTTAACAGCGTCAAGAATGCGCATTGCTTCTTTTTCTTCATAGTTTAGATTTTTACGCATTTGATAATGCTTCCTTTGCAAATCTAAACACTGTTGGATTTAATACTTCTCCTTCATTGTGCCTAGCAATTAATCTCTTGGCCCATTCTTTGTGATCGACGTTTCTTTTCGGCGCTTTAATTGCTTCTAACGTTGGAGATAGTTTTGCCAGTTCCGCAGCAACACGCGCTGGATCTGCTTTAGGCTTTGGCAATCTTGGAACTTCTGGCGCTGGTGCTAAACGTGCAATGTTTCTAAATTGAATAACGTTTGGACATCTTTCAGGCAAATTTTCCAAAGCCCACGCAATCATTTGTAGCTTGTCAGCAAATCCACTTAATTCGTGTGCCCAGCTTGCTTTCACGTCATAAATTGGAGTATTTCCAAAACTTCTATCCCAATCAGCACCGTAAGTTACAGCCAGTTTTTCAAAAAGTCTATCAACGGTTTTTAATTGCAAGCTCACGGCGCGGCTCCATTTCAATGATTTGTGAAATTTGTTTTCTGTCAGGATGTATTCGCCCGGTCATTTCTTCCCATCGTGCCATTCCCTTATCTCTTTCCATATCTGCAAACGACCTTGGATTAGCGCGATTGCTTTTTTCTTTTTCTGTTAGCCATGAAGCCTCCAAACCTTGCGAACCCCTGGCACACCAGATTTGCAAAAACTCTTCAAGCGGTAGACCTGCCTTTTGTGATTCTGTCAAAGCTGCGTTAACAACCGTTTGCGTGACTGGTGCTCGTTTTGCTTTCCTCAACGATAGCCAGTCTGACCAAGTTTGATTTGATACACCTTCTGGACAAACAAGTGTGGCAACTCGCTTGCGAGGTGCTTTCTCCCTTATCTCTGTCTCTGTCTCTGTCTCTGTCTCTGTCTCTGTCTCT